ATGAAACTCATCAGTAATGATCTGCGCGATGGCGATAAGTTGCCACATCGTCATGTCTTTAACGGCATGGGTTACGATGGCGATAATGTTTCACCGCATCTGGCGTGGGATGATGTTCCTGCGGGAACGAAAAGTTTTGTTGTCACCTGCTACGACCCGGATGCGCCAACCGGCTCCGGCTGGTGGCACTGGGTAGTTGTTAATTTACCCGCTGATACCCGCGTATTACCGCAAGGGTTTGGCTCTGGTCTGGTAGCAATGCCAGACGGCGTTTTGCAGACGCGTACCGACTTTGGTAAAACCGGGTACGATGGTGCAGCGCCGCCGAAAGGCGAAACCCATCGCTACATTTTTACCGTTCACGCGCTGGATGTAGAACGTATTGATGTCGATGAAGGTGCCAGCGGCGCGATGGTCGGGTTTAACGTCCATTTCCATTCTCTGGCAAGCGCCTCGATTACTGCGATGTTTAGTTAATCACTCTGCCAGATGGCGCTATGCCATCTGGTATCACTTAAAGGTATTAAAAACAACTTTTTGTCTTTTTACCTTCCCGTTTCGCTCAAGTTAGTATAAAAAAGCTGAACGCGAAACAGCAAAAGCCAATAATATCAATGTGTTAAAATACATTTAGTCTAAAAAATAGACTGCATGATACTACAAAAAACAACATATCCAGTCACTATGAATCAACTACTTAGATGGTATTAGTGACCTGAGACAGAGCATTAGCGCAAGGTGATTTTTTGTCCTCTTGCGCTAATTTTTTGTCATCAAACATATCGCACTCCAGAGAAGCACAACACCTTGCAGTCCAGTGCAAAGCTTTGTGTACCAGAGTTTTCCTCATCAACTACCGCAAGTATCGATCGATTGAGACTTGGATGATAGACTTCATACCTTTCAGAACTCATTGATTAAATAAATGTTAAATATATTTGCAAGGTACACCTCGATTGGTGTGCTGAACACACTTATACACTGGGTGGTTTTTGGTGTATGTATCTATGCCGCGCATACCAATCAGGCTCTGGCAAACTTCGCAGGTTTCGTTGTGGCTGTGAGTTTTAGCTTCTTCGCGAATGCAAAATTCACATTCAAAGCATCAACTACAACGATGCGCTACATGTTATATGTCGGGTTCATGGGAACACTCAGTGCTACTGTTGGATGGGCTGCTGATAGATGCGCACTTCCCCCGATGATAACTCTTGTCACCTTCTCCGCCATCAGCCTGGTGTGCGGTTTCGTCTATTCAAAGTTCATTGTCTTTAGGGATGCGAAATGAAAATTTCTTTAGTCGTTCCGGTCTTTAACGAAGAGGCCACGATACCTATTTTTTATAAAACTGTGCGCGAATTTGAAGGGCTTCAGCAGCATGAAGTCGAGATAGTCTTCATAAACGATGGCAGCAAAGACGCTACAGAATCAATTATCAACGAGCTTGCTGTTGCCGACCCGCTTGTTGTTTCGCTGTCGTTCACACGTAACTTCGGCAAAGAACCCGCCCTGTTCGCAGGTCTGGACCATGCTACCGGGGAGGCAATTATCCCGATTGACGTTGATCTGCAAGACCCTATCGAAGTTATTCCTCACTTGATAGAGAAATGGCAGGCCGGTGCAGATATGGTTCTGGCTAAACGCTCTGACCGCTCCACTGACAGCAGGCTGAAGCGTAAATCTGCTGAGTGGTTCTATAAGCTTCATAACAAAATCAGCAACCCTAAGATAGAAGAAAATGTTGGCGACTTCCGGCTCATGTCTCGCGAAGTAGTAGAAAACATTAAGCTCATGCCAGAACGAAACCTGTTTATGAAGGGTGTGCTGAGCTGGGTTGGTGGTCGAACCGATGTCGTAGAATATGCGCGAGCAGAACGAGTTGCAGGAAGCACAAAGTTCAATGGATGGAAGCTATGGAACTTGGCGCTGGAAGGGATCACTAGCTTTTCTACTTTCCCTTTGCGCATGTGGACTTATATAGGCCTGTTTGTGGCAACCTTATCATTCCTTTATGGAGCATGGATGATTGCTGATAAATTGATGTTTGGAAATAGTGTTCCAGGTTACCCTTCTATCATTGTATCAATATTGTTTCTTGGTGGAGTTCAGTTAATAGGCATAGGAGTTCTTGGAGAGTATATAGGAAGAATTTATGTTGAAGTTAAGCAGCGACCAAGATACATTCTAAAGGATAAGTAAAATGACTTTAAATATAAAAAAAACAGCCATATACATCATTGGATTTATATTCTTGACTTTCTTCTACGCCTCGATTTCAAAACAGATTTTGCCAAGTTCGGATGCTGTTTCTGGACTTCTTGAGGGTAAGGACATTGCGGACGGAAATTGGACGCTTAGTGGATGGTATCTCTCTACAGTATCATTCTATTTTACAGACATAATATGGTACGGGCTTGCTTCAAAGGTATTCTGGTACGGACAGTACCAAGCATACTGCATACCGGCAATTATGTATTCAATGGTTACATTGATGACATTTTATCTTTCAAAAGAAAGGCTTTCATCGTTATGGGCCATTTCATTTTGCGTTGCGCTGCCTTCTGGGTTTGCAGTATTAAACGTATTAATACCTGTGATACATGTCGGCACATATGTATCCATGTTGTTTTGCTTCATAATGTTAGACAATTTTTCCAAAACAAGATCGTTAATTTCTCTATCTCTTTATATTTTAGTGTTAGCTCTAGCTTGTTTCAGTGATGACATCATAAAGCTACTCATTATTGCACCAGTAGCAATATCATCAGTGATTTTTATAGTAAAAACCAAAAGCCAAAAAAATCTGATCATACTAGTTGCAACTATATTTGCATATGTTGCATCAAAAATTATGACCATGTACGCAAGAGCTCATAACTGGTACATTTTGCCAGGCGTTCCAGATCCAACATTTGTTGCATTTGATGATATCCTGAATAATTTATACTTATTCGTAAAAGGATTCCTCCTATACAGTGGAGCTTTCTTCTTTGGCAAGCCACCTTCTGATATTACAGCGCTTATTTCTGTTTTTTGTTTTGTTGTAATGATTTTACTTCTTATATTAGTTGCAATGTCAGTAAAGGAAATATTCAAAACCTCCATGATCAATATGGCTATATGTATAGCTTGTATTATAATGATACCAGCATACCTTGCAAGTAACCGTCCAATAGATGAATGGACTATAAGATATATCGTTCCATTTTTTATACTAGCACCTGTTGTTATTGGCAGATCTAACAACTCCAGAGGGTGGAAATTCATCGCATTAGGGGTTGTTACAACATTTATTCTCTTTTGTTCTATTTATATGCATGAAAAAAAAGACAATTCTAATGATATTATAAATCAGATAAAACACACTGTAAGGCAGAATAACCTCACAAACGGGTATGCATCTTTCTGGTTTGCTTCATCAGCAAGTATAGATGGAGACATATCAATTGCTCCGATTGATGTAAACCGAGGTTTGAATATACTTGCATGCAATAAATGGTTGTCAAAAAACTATTGGTATGAGCGCGGAGGAAATTTCATAATTACAGATGACGAGGTTATGAGAAATATAACAATTAAAGAGATTGGTAATCCATCAAAGGTTATTGACGTCGGAGATAAGAAGATTTTTGTTTACGATAAAAACATTACATTCAACTGCAATTAATTAAATAAGCGGGTGCTAAGCACCCGCATTATCATACACTTGTACCATACGCCCTCTTCCATTCAGATGATACTGTGTCCATATTGGAAGACCTAGCGTTGTATCGTAGTATTCAACTGGCACAATTGAAGAGACAGGCCTCTGCGCAGTTGTACCATATAACAAAGATGTCAACGGAGAAGTGCAGGCCGCAAACTGACTGATGATGAAAAAACGCGGCTGAATGCGGTACTCGACTACATCGACGCAGTGACAGCAGTTGATGCTGACGCTGCGCCTGATATCAACTGGCCCGCTCCCCCGGTTGCGTAGGCCACTCTATTTCGGGTGCCGCTGAGGTATCAACACGGTTCAGCAGTACCCTGTATTTTTTCCACGCCAGCAGTAACGCCTGTTCATCGTCTGTCACCATTTCCAAATCAACGGCATCCTGCAGCGGTGCTATTGCGTTATTTGCTACGGTCAGTAGTGCTGATTTCTGCAGCTCAGCCTCCGCAACTAACGCGTTGTGAGAGCGTTCTGGGGGAGGTGGCACGGTAAATACTCCGTCTGAATATGACCAACCGATGCCAGCATCGCCGTTTAACGGAACTAAATTACCAGCCTCTGGTTTCCATTCAGAAATTCCGTCCCAGATAATGACATTAATAACAACGTTATTATCAACAACTGCATAGATATCATTCATTTACATGTACTCCCGAATTACCAGCACGCCATTAGCTCCGTGCCCGCCACGTCCTGACGTGTGTGAATAGCTATTATCGTATGCACCCCCGCCGCCGGAGCCAGAGCAAACTCCAGGATTACCGCTCAGTTGCCCAGCGCGGCCGCCGCCACCCCAATAGCTCGATGCCCCATTGCCTACTAATAGCGCCTGGCCCGCCTGTCCGTCTGAACCGTCTCCGCCTTGTTCAGTTTTATAACCGCCAGAGCCTGAGCCACCGCGCCCGCCAGCGGTATTTGTAGCGCCGCCCCATTGCCCACCCTGGCCGCCGAGCGCAGTTAATGTCATGAACGAACTATGACCGCCATTATTTCCAGACCCTGGCCCATTGGCACCACTACCACCGCTACCAATTGTCACTGTATAGGTCCCTGGCCCGGCATCGTTGTCTGTCGCATAAATAGTGGCAAAAACAGTACCTCCGGCTCCTCCGCCAGCCCCTGAAAATGTCTGATTTGCGTTCTCCGCGTTACATCCACCGCCACCGCCGCCCCCCGCAGTCAGAATAACGTCAATTCGTTTTACGTCAGCTGGCCACGTATATGAACCCGACGATGAAAAAACGACAGTTTTGCTGTAACGCCCCGAGCCATCTCCCAAACCAAGGTTTTCGAGAGCCGTTTTCACCGTGCCATCCGATTTGATATCACCAAACGGATTCTTGCGGCTTAACAGCAGCGCACGAAGCGCGGTAAGCAACTGGTCGTGCCGCTCCTTCTCCAGGCTGGCACCGGAGGCCTCCACCACGCTACAAAGTTCTTCCTGCAACATGTCAAAGTAGTCATCATCCAGATCGGTGGCAGGTGTGCCGGTCTGGGGGTTACCACGGGTAAAACCGTTCTTACCCGCGCCGAACTTATCCTTCTGCGCGGTTTTCGTGTCTATACGATGCATGGATTACTCCGGATATTTAAAAATTACGTAGGTATGCGACGGGCAGAGTTTGTTAAGCACACACTCGACAACGGTGTCGCCCCAGATACGCAGTGCGGAATCACAGGGATCGCCACATGTCATCCAGGTGGTGTTGGTGGCAGCTGGCATGTTGACCTGCCAGTAATACCGCCATTCCGGCGCATTCACCGCGTCAGTACAGGCCGATGAGCAGGTGAACGTGCTTTTGTCGTATCGCGTGATGTTGGCATCTGGTCTGCCCAGGGCAGCAAGCTGTGCAAGATAAAAATTCTCGTTGATGCTGCCCGCCAGGTTAACCTTCGCATCCAGCCGTTGCTGACGCTGACGAAGGGTCTGTGTCCCTGCGGGAATACATTCATCCGGCAGACCGCACAGACGCTCCCAGCGGTTTATCAGTTCAGTGGTGGTGCGCGGATCCAGCTCCCGCATCAGGGCATCCGCACGCTGATGAACACGGGTTAATGACGGTGCCGCACCGGCAATCGCCGGATCGCTGGCTGACCACGCCGGACCGGGGGGCAACAGTGCCGACAACAGACGGATGTAATCATCGTTTGTCACGTCCATGAAATCGTCCCCAGAACCGCCAGTTCATTTTTTGCAATGGAGATATTGTCTGCCGGTGCAAGCAACTGATGGCTGTATTCCCCGTTCGCACCGGAAATCGCCTCACTGATACGCGATACCTTCAGTTCTCCCTGCGGATAACCATCACGCAGCAGGAACGAACGCAACTCCGCGGTGATGGCAGCCCGTATTTCCGGTGTGTCCGGCGTCACGCGGATATGAAAATCCACCGTATGTGCCACCGGCCTGAACACATACAAATCAGAGCCTGCCACCGGGGCCAGTGGCTCGATATGTTGTCTTGCCGCCGTTTCCGTTGATTCTTCCGGAATGGGATTAATCAGGTCACTGCTGGCAATCATCACACCGACAGTTCCCGTTCCCATCCAGTGACGGTATGTCCATGCGCGGGTAATGCCGGGCACTTCTTTAGCCCAGACGACATAGTCCCCGTCAGCCCCGCCCTGAGGCGTCCAGTAATACCGCTCAATGACGCGGGCGCGCCACGTTTCCAGCTCTTCAGTATCAAATCCACCTGTCAGGGTATCTGCCACGCCGGAAGACGGCAGACCATTCACCGGCGTGACCAGGATTAATGACGTACCGTCGTCAGCGTTACCGACCGCGCCTGCACTTGAGCAGGCGATCGGCACGCGCAGGACACCACCGGAGCTGGTTGCATCGGCAGTTGCCGTGTACTGAACCAGGTCATCGCGCTGAATCACGCTTCCGGCAGTCACCTTCAGGCCATCGCTGACACCTTCCCAGCGCATATACCCGCTGGCAGCCGTGGCCCCCTTGCGCGGACACCGTTTCATCGCAGCATGTCGCGCCAGCCAGGACTCATCGCACAGGTCAGGCAGCATATTCATTGCCAGATAATCGATGTACCCGTAAACCGTATGCAGCGCCGCCGCATACACCTTTGCCCGCACGTCTTCATCCATGCGCCGGAGCGTGTCGCTGACGTCCAGCCTGGCGAATAAATCGTTACGGAGCATACTGATATTTTCTGCCAGCGTCGGGCGCTGAAATTCACTGTCCGCCATGCGTTATCGCACTCCACAGATCATCAAAAGAAATCATTACCGGTCCGTCACGACGCCAGAGAGTGATACTGTTACCCAGTTCATTAATCCCGGTGCGGCGGATATCCAGATCAATACGGGACACCACGCCGTCATCAGTCATCCATTGCAGGCATTCGCGGATATATCCCCTTACCGTCTGCACCAGCTGATTGGTCAGTTTGCTGCGCTGAAGCAGCCACAGTCGGGAGCCGTAACGGTCATTCTGTACCGCAGGCCAGGTATCCCCCCACCATCCCATCGGGACGTCGGCATTGTCATCAGGCTCCGCCCGCCGCCAGGTGAACAGGGAAATCACCACGGCGCGGGTCAGCGGATCCAGCGGTGCGCTGGCGCAGGTGCGTTTACCGTTCACCGTCAGCCACAGTTCCATCATGCCTCCATCGCTTTATCAGGTTTGTCGGTGTTACTGCCCTGACCGTTCTCTCTGTGACGATGCCCGTTATAGGCAAGCCGCATCGCTGACATGGTGGTGCCGCCGGAGTCGCACAGGTCTTTCACCTGTCCGGTCACTTCCAGATCCATTTCAAAACGTGCTTCAGGTGCATTGCGAAACGTGATCGTTTTCCCTGCACCGTCCACCACGATCCCCTCCCGGGTCAGCGTCACAGACTGCCCCTGATCGTCATAGACAGCCACCTCACCCGTCTGCAGCCCTTTCAGGCGGTAGCGCCGGTCCGACACCGTAACAACCACCGCATGAGAACGGTCGCCATCCGGAAACAACACCACCGCTTCCGCACCGCTGTTTGCCCTTGCGGTAAAACCGTAGGGTTCAAGATGTTCAACCCCGGCTTTGGGTTCACCGGCAATCAGGGACACATCCACGGTCTGACATTTCGTGGCGGCACTGATGCTTTTCACCACTGCCCGCCCAATCAGGCCGAGAAGTTGTCGCTGCATGGCTTCAATCGTCCTCATCAGAACAGGTCCTCCTGTACTCTGGCTTTTTTCTTTTTCCGCGCGCCGGGGGCTTCGGGTTCAGGCAGATAAGCATCAGGCGGGCCGACACGGATTTCCGTCAGGGTGCCGTTCTGGTCCTGAGTAAACGTGACTTCCGAGACAAGCAGTTCGGTATTGTCGAAACCACAGACCGGATCGAAGACAATCACCCGCTGGTTGGGCTGCCACAGCGTACCGTTACCCTGTCGCCAGCCCTGCACCACATAGGTGGTTTCATCCGTCCGCGCCGCCCGTTGTCGGGCTTCAAAGTCAGCACGCGCAATACAGCCTGCCCCCGTGGCCTGCCCTGTCTGCCTGATATACATCGGACGGTAACGGGCAATAAATGCGTCCTCTGTGCGGGCCCGCAGCGCGGTGGTGGTGGCCTCACCGAAATCATCGTCGTTTCCGGCACGCTGCCCCGCCACCTGGTAAACTGAAAACCGCTCCCGGATACTCTTCTCCGTATCGCAGGAAATGATGTTTTCCCCAAGTACCAGCGCGGTATGTGCCCGCGTTGAGCCAACACCGCCAATCACCAGCCTGCCGTGCGGGTCGTCGTAAGCCAGTGCCTGCTGCTGACCGAGTATTTTGTTGATCACCTCAATCACCGTTTCGCCGTGATCAGGCTGGACATCAGGAATAACACCCGACGGCGCACCGTTGTTCACCACCTCAATGTCGAAAGGCGCAGCAAGCGCCTGCGCAATCTGAACCAGCGATCGTCCGTTAAACTGTGTCGGTTCGGCTGCACAGTCAATCAGGTCAGCGGTCAGACTACGCCCGGCAATACCGGTGCTGACCGAACGGGCATCGTAACGAACGGGCGTCGCCTCCACCCAGCCGGTGATCACCAGCTCATCACCAATCAGTACTTCCACTTTTGAACCGTTTTTAATACGCGGCTGAAGCGTGGTGATACCCTCATCTCCCGGCCACTGGCGGGTGATCTCCACGCTGAAATCCCGCGCCAGCCGTTCAATACCGGCACCGATGCGCGCCGATGTCCAGCCATTCCACTCCCGGCCATTTACCCGTAGCGTGACGTTATCGTTCATTGCACTGGCACCTTCAGAGGGATCACCGGCACAAAGCCGGGATGCGTAATGGCATTACGCCGGATAATGTCCGCGTCACGCGCCGCGTTATCAAACCAGGTCGCCGCCAGCACCAGCGCGGGTAAAACCTCATCCGGCGTGCGCTGAATGATCCGCGCAGACTGTTCAAGGCGCGTGTTGATATCCGCATTCAGATCTGCTTTCACCCGGCGCAGCGCCAGAAACAGCGCATCGCTGGTTGTACGGGACAACTCCTTATCAATTGCCGTATTCAGTGTGTCGCGAATGTCAGTCAGTTCTTCCCACGTCGGCAGGTCAACCGTGTTTTTCACCGCCGGTGCATTGTTCAGTGCCGGATGCGTGACGGAAGGCCAGCCAGTGCTCTGCGCGGGTGTTGTTGCCTGCCCCACTGCGGAATTCTGCATCACCGCGGAAGTTGTTGGCGCAGGCAATCGGGTGACGGCATACGCCGCTTCGCTGATTGCGGTCGTACGAAGGGTGCTGGCAACCACGTTACGCTGCTGCGTCGCCGTGGCGGTGGTTTTACTGTCCGTTTTCCAGACGCCGCGCGGTTGCAGATCGCTGCCGAGGCTGACACCGGAAAGCGTTTTGATCATGGTGACCAGGTCGCTTGCGTTACCATAAAGGCGTTTCCCGGTACGCCACATTTTCTGCACCTGCTCAACGAAATTTTTGCCTGACGATGGCGGCGGCAGAAGTACCGAGATATCCCCCTGCAACAGCCTGGCGGCATCCGATACGGCAGAATCCACCACTTTCATCGCATCAGAAACATACCCCAGCATTATGCTGGCATTACCGATAACGTCGTTCTGCACGAAATCCGCCACACCATCGATACTGAAACCGCTGAAGCTGTCACTGATGCAGTCATCCAGTGCAGAACAGGATGACATCAGCGTCTGCGCCGTCGCCGCACCTGATGTGGGGTAAGAGAGTTCTCCTGCTTCGACAAACTTCAGGTCAAAGCGGACAATACGCCCTTCACTTTTCGATGTGCTGACCCGAACTTCCCCGTCAACACAGACTTTCAGCTCACCATATGTCGGGTGAACAAGCGTGCCGGGACCTGGTTTATTCAGCGCTTCAATCAGGCGATCGCGCTGGTCAAAGCAGTCATCTCCCACCACATAAGCTGTGATGGACGGGCGGAAAGTGACTTTTCCCAGATCTTCGGTATAGGGCTTGTCGCGGTTCGGGTATTCATGTGTTTCCACACGGCGACCGGTTCCCGCACTTTCTTCTTCAACCTTAAACGGCACACCTCGAAATGACGCATCCTGAAGCCTGTCTTTCCACGTCATATACACTCCGAAAATAAAAAAGCCACCTATTAGAAGGTGGCCTTGTAATGAATTTTATTAATTAGCGAGTCAGAAACAACGAATCTTTATACTTTTGCTGTTGTTCATTTAAATACTTAGCTGTTTCATCGCTGGCAAATGGAAATATTACCGTATTTTTAGGCATGGTAATTTCTTTTTTGTCCAGCGTCAGAGTAAACATAGGAACATACTGAGCAGAGTATCGCACCGCAGAAACGAGCTCTAGTTTAGACTCTTCAACAACACTTAAATTATCCAGGCTAACTTTCTCTTCATCTTTTTTCTTTGACGCATTTAAAGTTTTTATTACTTTATTTAATTTCTCCTGAAAATCCTCCTTAAAGTTTTCAGGATTGCCGTCGACAACAAGAATCTGTTCACCCTGATTATCTGGAAAAATAATCTTTGCACTTATCAATTTATTTTCTTTATAAACATCACCAAGTTTTATGGCTCCTCCAGATAACTGAATAATATGTTCATCTTTAAAGGAGATGTTGCCAGAGATTATGAGAGATGAAAAAATAGCCGCTGCTCCAAGAATTACACTTGCTGTGATATAGCCTTTCATTTTTCGCCTATTAACATTTTTCTAAATGTGCATTAATTCTATCACTCTATTTATGACTTACAACCAGCAATACCTGTGAGGGGAATCCTGGCTACCAAAATCGGGTATAGCCAACATCGTGATTTATATCAATGCCACTGGAGCGTGTTTCCGTAACCCGCATACCTGATGGCATATTTATAAATGATACCTTGATCTCACCATCAACTTTTGGCGCGGTAGCTTTATTAATCATGAAGGGATTCGGGCCTGTGGCACCGGAGGCGTTGTTTGCCTGAGCCGGATCCACCTCCGGATAAGGAGTGTATCCCCGTGGCGGTATTCCCGTCCCATAAGCATCATAAGCACCCGCGCCCCACTGCGCCGAGTTAATGGCATCGACCGTGTCACCGGAACTGTCGGTAAACCATTCAATAATAGGCTTCAGCTTATCCCACATATCCTGAAACCACTTAACAACCGGTCCCCAGTTATTGATCACCATCCCCAGCGGCGACCAGGCAAAAACCTTCTTAAGAAGTTCCCAGCCAGTCTCAAAATAAGGACCAATGGTTTCCCAGAGTTTCTTAAAATAAGGTCCGACAACATCCCAGTTAGTGATAATTAATCCCGCAGCCAGGGCTATCGCCGTCGCAATCATGCCAATCGGCGTCATCGACATGATCCTGCTGACAATACTGATGGCACTGCCCACGCCCATCAATCCCAGTTTCAGAATCGCAAGACCGGCAGCAAGCCCGACGACGCCGCGAATAACCCGGGGATTTTCATCCGCAAACTTCGTGAATTTCTCCCCCAACTCCCCCAGCCACTGCGTGATGTTCTTAGCGTCACCAGAAAATGCGCCGCCAATAGCCGCAAGGCCGTTAGTTGCGGTCCCCGTCATTGCCTCCCACAGGTTGGACAGCGTACCAAGCTGAGCCTGAACACGTTTATTCAGGCTGGCCTGTTTATTCATCTTCTGCTGGATCTGATCGTAGCCATCCTTTCCTTTATCGATCAGCGCATTGACCACCTGAAGGGTTTCAGCATCATCACCAAATATTGCCTTAAGTACACCTGTTCGCTTAACGTCGGTAAGTTTTCGCAGCTTTGCCAGTTGCTTAAACATGTTATCAAGACCGCCAAAACTTCCTTTGCCGTCAGTAAAATCGAGCTGTACCCCGAGTTTCTGACGGGCCATAACTTTATTGACGTCCCTGATTTTCTTAACGCTTAATCCGGACTGGATAACTTTTCGCAGGGCATTACCTGCCGACTCCCCGTTCATCCCCATCTGATCCATCATGACGCTGATGGGGGCAAGGCTCTGTGCAGCCTGAAGACCGTCCTTGTTCACCATCTTCAGAACAGAGCTGGTTTTAGTGAAGAAGGACAACATGTTGGTATCGTCAACGCCCAGATAAAACGCCTTCTGGATAGTGTCGAACAGCCCCATCATGTCTTCTGACGCCGTTCCGGTAGCATCCTGCATCTTTGCGGCAAACTCAGCAGCCGCTTCCGGTGTTTTTTTCAGTTGTACCGCAAGAAAAGCTGTCGCTTTACCCACACCGCCAAGAATGTTTTCTGCCGGGATCCCCTGACGCACCAGCATCTGCATCATGTTCTGAAAATCAGCTGTTGTACCGGGTAGCTGGTTACCCAGGCCAATAGCCAGTTTATTGATGTCCTGAAAGCTCTTTCCAACCTCGCCGTTCGCATCCATCATGGCGACTTTCAGCCCGGTGGCGGCGTTTTCCTGATCGGCATAAGATTTCAGGGAAAGCGTCAGACCCGCTGCCAGTCCGCCACCAAGCGCCAGCCCACCCTGTGACGCTTCTTCCGCCTGGCGTTTAAATCCCCGGATTTTCTTTTGCATTTTCGACAGCGCGGGAGAAAGCCTGTCGACACCGGTGATCAACGCCTTAAGCTCAAATTCAGCCATGTGTGCGTTTCTCCTGCTCTATCCTGTTTGCCTGACTGACCAGCAAGGGAATTTCACTGATCGGCATATTCAGCAATTCGAAGGGATTAATGCGCCAGTAGCTGGCGCAGTCAAAGAAGCGATCAGTGAGGTATTCAGCCGTCAGGCCTGGAGGAAAAAACCAGCCACAAGCCACGCCGCTGCATTCAGGTCTGCCGGAGACATCTGGTCGACAGAGCTTTGCGGCACTTTCGCCAGCCGCACAATGTATTTCGATACCACATGCGCCAGAAGTCTGACGGACTCATCCTGATTCATCTGGTAGGGATACCCCAGCTCGCGGACATCTTTCCCGGTGGGCTCATCAAACTCCAGTACGGAGAGTGTCTCGCCATGAGCGGTAATCGGTTTCTTTAACTCAAGCTCTTTCATTACTGGTAATCCCCTTCTTCACCGTGGAACTCAAGATCGACCGTGCCTTCTTCGGCATTATGGTTCGCTTCGCCGTGCAGCCAGGCAGACGACAGTACATAGACCTGACCGTTCGCCAGCTCGGCAGTGATGGTCATCTCATCAGACGAGGTGATTTTGCTCACCGGAAAATTCTTCGGCACCTTGAAGGTCCCTTTGACATAAGGCGCACGGTGAGTTTCCTTGCGGTCCACTGAACCGTCCAGGCCGATGATGTCATCATTGACCGTCCTGTTCATGGGCACCTCAATGCCGCCGGTCAGCGATAGCTGCTGACCGTCAATTTTGAAATAACAGGTTCCCCCGATACGGGCCATTATGCAGACTCCTCTGAATACTGAAGACGGAACTGGTTAACCACGGCAAAGACACGCAACTGGTTAACATAGTCAGGCGGGAACAACGTGTTCAGGCGGTTCGGATCGCTGGCATCACGCTCCACAACCAGGTACTGCTTAAACAGTTCGTAGTTTTCCACGATGCCCGCACGCTCGAGCTGACGGTAGGTTGCCAGCAGTTCGCCTTTGATTACCGCCGGGGTGACAATCGCCTGACCGGGACCAAAGCGGGTACCGTCGCTGGCAAGCTTGTGACGCCCGTACTTACTGGTAATGACGGATTTCAGTTTGCGCAGTACATACGCACTGGTATGCAGCGTCTCGCTGTCGAGGTAGCTGTTATCCGCAACCCCGTAAGCATTTTTCCTGTACGTGGTGACATCACGCTGAATGCGCAGCACCCCGCTTTCGACATACGCCGTTGCCACGCCATGAGACAGCAGGGTCTGCTGCTCGGTCATCGTGAACCGTTTCCCCTTCGGCGCAGGCAGCATACCCACCAGCTCACCGGTCTGCGTGGGACGTGCCGGATCGTTGCGGATAAACACCGCTGCGCGGGCGGTACGGCTTGCCGCCAGCTCGTCGGCAGGCGTCTGGGTCTCTTTTTCGTACCCCGCCAGGGTGATGTGCTGCTGGTTAAACTGGTCACCTGCGTTCACCAGTTCTGACAGTGTGCCGGTCTTTGCCGTATACACATGACCATACAGCTGACGCGCATAGCTCCAGCGACCGCTGGTATCGTTCATCTCGGTCACCAGCGTGTTAACGGAGGCCGTGTCGTTGAACGGCAGACCGATATAATCAAACGGCTCATCCGCCATTGCAGCCACCGCACCGGTGAGAACCGGAGCGCCCGTTCCGGCGGTCCCCGTCGCCACGGCAATCTGTACGCCCGCTGGCAGCACTTCGCCCCCACCGAAGCCGTAGTAATTGAGGCTGACAGGAATTTCATTCCCACAAAGCCCCTTATGACGCGCGGTCAGCGTGACAACACCAGCCGAAGATGAAGCTGTAAACGGCAGAGTCGGAACGGCATTGATGGCATCTTTGATACTGCTGGCAATCGTCGTGACGTTATCGCCGTTGGTCACCGGAGCCTGCACGCGGGTACGTCCCACATAGACATTCACCGTGCCGCTTTCGGTTGCTTCCCCGGTCACCGTCAGCGTAACCGTTGCCGCCGCGCCTGTGGCTTCCGGAACGGCAATCACATACAGCTCACCAAACGGGTCGGTCTGGCGATAAGCCTCGACCATACGCGCCAGCTGACTTCCCGCACCACAAATCTGGCGTGCATAGTCTGCCGACGGCATCAGCACCAGACTGTTGGCAACAATCTCTGCACCGTTATTGGCATGACCAATCAGCAGCGATGCTCCGCTGTCCTGTGCAGTATTCGCAGCCTGGTTATCCATTTCCGCATAAAACAGCGGAACCAGCGTATTCGACGGAATGGTGTTAAAGCTTATCGTCATCGGTGTTCACCTTTTTATTCACGCGCCGGATATCACCCGCTGCTTCACGGCGCAGCCAGTAGTTGTTCTCATCAACATTTCGCCCTTCGGCGGGCAAAAGGTCGCCGCGGGCAGGGTCAGGCACTGACCGCCCTTTAACAGGTTTCACAAACATGATGATCCTCAGGAAGGAAGGGGTATTTCGGTGTGATGTTCGATATCGCCGTCAGGCCCGTTACCGGGATCGAGATAATCAACATCAATCGCCAGCGTTCGCAGTTCATCCAGACTGTTCAGGTCATCCTGCTGGCGGGTATCGTCTTCGGTCAGCTCGCTGATGACCGAAAAATCGAACTGATAAATCAGCTCATGACGATTCAGATCCAGCAGCGTGCCGCCGTCATAGGTAATCGGGTTACCGCACGCTTCCGGGTTCCAGCCCAGCAGAGCCTTAAAGAGCATCTGCCGGACATCGTCCACCACATCATACGAGGCAAACTGACCGCGCTCATCACGCCAGTTACTCAGTATGACAACCACGGAGAAGCCCTCTTTCAGCTCCTGCCAGTAGTCGGTCTGGCTTTTGTTTTCTCCCGGAGAGTCATCACCCGGTACCACATATGCCGCCGGGAGTTTCAGCTTTCCGACCTCCGGCAGATTTTTGAACTGGGCCGCGCCTGCAACCCGGTTTTCAAAATACGGACAGCGGGCACGCAGTGCAGCAATAACAGGCGTCAGTTTCATCTGTGTCGTCGCTCCGGCTTCAGTGATTTACGCAATTCCCGCGCCAGAAAATAGCGTGTCCAACTGCGGTTCTTTTCAAGCGTTTCCACCATGAAGTTATTACGTGGAGCCAGTCGCCAGCCGCTGCCACCGGATGCACCACGATGATGGCTGCGACGACGCTTTGCCCCTCGCCTCACGCCATAGAACAAAAAAGCCGGATAAAAATCACCGGTGATACGGCGGTTTCCCTCTCCATTACGCTGGTTAGGGGCTATACGTGCCATAAAACCAGGGCGATGTTTACTGGCTCTGGGTACCATGTAACCAATCGAACGAGCCAGGCGTCCGGTCTGATAACCGGGGTTTTCACCCGGTGCCGACCGCGCACGGCGCATCACCAGCCGACGGGCATCACGCATATGACGCTGACCAATCGTGACAAACGCCCGCCGGACACGGGCGCGGTTAAAGCGCATCTCCGCGGGCTGCTGAAAATCAACGTGCAAAAAGGAAGTCGTCATTGTTGCCTCCGTGACTCTGCCTACATTCGCCCAGCTCCGTACACTCCAGCAGCAGAAAGCGCCGCGCCCCGTTCAGATCGCGCTGACGTTTCACCCGGTACACACTGTCACCGCAGACCACCTCATAATCAGCGGTGATCCCCCGGCGGTAACGAATGGTGATGTAATGGGTGATGGCGTCCCCGGTCTGCGCGGTTTCCTGCCAGGTGGTGGCACTGGTCTGGATAACCTTCGCCCATGTCCGGAACGTAACCGGGTATTGAGGCTCCACGCCAAAGTTATCCACGGGCATATCCACCCGCAGGCGGATCAGGACGCGTTTATTCAGTTCACCGGGGTCCGGCAGAATGTAGGTTGCGCTGGTCTGCGCCTGACGAATTTTCATTGCGGAAAGTACCTGTACGGGCCGACAAGCCAGCCAAAACTCTGCGGCATGTCGAGTTTCTCCACTTCCGTAACCGACGAGCGGTTTTCGTAAAAATGGCTGATAAGCATCAGCATCCCCAGACGAATATCATCCGGCAGGTGCAGCCCGTCCGGATCGCTGTCCGGAATGGTTTCATCCGGTGCATAGAGCTTCCGGTTCAGATACGTTTCCGTCCGCTTTTGTGCCGCACATGCCAGCAGTTGCAGATGGCGGTCATCAGTATCGAAATCCTCATCCAGCCGGAGTTGGGCTTTAATCTCTTCCATTGTCAGAAGCATACTCAGCCCTCTTTACTGGTCGTGGCTTTTTTCTCTTTTGCCGCTTTACTGCTTTTTGCACTGATTCCGCGCTCTGCTAACCCGGCCTGAAGTGCAATCTCCTGCACCCGGGCAGGAAGCGCCCCGTCGTCATACTCACCGGCCCGAATGACCTCAACACGCATACCGTCCGGTGACCATTTCAGATCTTGTTTCAGGATCATGATTCTTCACCCGTCAGAACAGGGGGCGCGGTTCCGCGCCCCTGAGTGATTACGCCGCTGCAATCTTCAGCAGTTTGATGGCCTGCGAATCGACCAGCATCCCGCCGGTGCGCTTGGTGGTATAAAAACCGACAAACGGTTTATTGGTGTACGGGTCGCGCAGAATGCGGGTGCCGATACGGTCAACGATGGTGTAACCCCGTTTGAAGTTACCAAATGCAATGGCTTTCGCATCAGCGGCGATATCCGGCATCTGTTCGTTTTCAGCGATACCGTAACCCGCCAGAGAGGACGGCTGCCCCAGTTCCAGCCCCGGACGCCACAGATAGTTACCCTCGGTGTCTTTCAGCAAACGGATGGCAAACAGGCTGTTGTTGTTCATCATGAACTTCGCGCCGGTGCGGTGTGCCTTTCGCAGCGTGTAAATCAGTTTGATAATGGCGTCTGCGGTCACCCCCGTCGCTTCGCCGGATACAATATGCTGAAGTTTGCCGAACGCCCGGACCTTATCGGTTTCATCGGTGGATTCATACGCCAGGAACCCTTTCGGCTTCTTGGTACCATCGCCTGAGGTAAAGGCAATTTCTTCCTGTTCGGCAAATTCGGTTGCCAGCTCGCTGTTGATCCAGGCCTCCACGTTGAAGAAGACATCGTCCAGCATTTTCTGGGTAGCCTGCGGGTTGCCGTAGATTTCCCCCATGAGAGGTTCAATCAGCTCCAGTCTGGAGGTGGCAGTCTGGGATCGCGTATCCGTTTCCCCCACCCATCCGGAAGCCGTACCGCCCAGATTCACCAGTTTTTTGTAGTCGGAACCGCCAACGGTGATCACCGTGGCTTCCTGACGCATCACCACTTCATCTTTCAGCAGGTTAAGAATGTTGCGATCCAGTTCTTCCGGCACGGCGTAGCCACCGTCTTCATTGGTGCCCACCTGCAATGCCTTACGCTCCAGATCGCGCAGACCGTCTTCACGGCCTTTACGCAGGAAGCCCACAAACGCCTCTTTATGCTCGGTGGCCAGTTTATTTTGCGCTCCACCTGCCGGACGTTTCAGCTCAAGCAGCTCTTTTTCAAGATCGCTTTTGAGGTTTTC